CGCCTCAAACGAACTCCACATCAAGATGACGAATAACGACATCCAGGCTAAGACCTATGTCGTAACTGTCTCATATCGGGTGCCGCTGTTGTACGAGAGCGGAGACATGGTAGGGCTCGGGATAACTCCAGTCGCCCCTAATAAATTGGAGGTCGGCGGCGTGTTGTCCGTCAGACGCGACACAGCAAGTTCAGATAGAGGGCTGAGGATAACGGCAGACAGTGATGTTGTCAGCTCCAACGACGGGCAGCTGATCCAAGGGAAGGTTAACAACATCTCCGGCGGGATTACGATTCAGGCCGAGCGGACTGGGGGCGGCGTCCCGAGCATTGCGGTGCTCGGGACCAATAGCGCCGGAGCTGGATATGCTGGAATCGGCGCGGCAGGCGCTGGCGCGACTGCTACCGTGGAATGGGTATGTGACGCCAACGGCACGTTGCACAACGCTGGCGCGACTGGCGTCCTCGGCGGGAATGCAGACAACGCTGTCGTCCTGACGAATGCAGGGACTGTACCCATCGCAGCGGTGGCCGATAGCGTGATCCTCTATTCTGAAGATGTGACGGCCAGCGCTGAACTCAAGGTCAGAGATGAAGCCAGTAACATCACGACGCTGTCGCCTCATAATTTTGAGCTTTATACTCCTGACGAGAGCTATGAATACCCATGGAGTTACCGGGCGGAAAACGGCTTCATCGGCAAGATCCTCAACGTCGACATGTATGGTGCCATCCGAGCGATAGAGGAACTGTCTGGCAAAAAATTCATCTATGTGAAGGATATTCCTGTCCAGGATTGGGACGAGGTACAGCAGGAAATTCAGGATGAAAACCCAGATTACAAGAAGAAGGTTGAGCCAGAATGGATCAAGAAGGCCAGGGGAGGCGCAGAATGAAATCCTACAATGTGAAGCTAGCGAGAGGCGGCGGCGGGTATACCTATCGCCGGCTGACCGAAGCTCAGTTGGCAGAAATAAAGATTACAACGGAGTGGGAGTTGCTGACCCGGAATGCCTGGACTCCTTGGGTGAGCTACAGCCTGACAGATCAAGACGGTTCTCTTGTTTTGCTGTCTGCTCTCGACGATTTCCTTGATCCGCTCGGTCTAATCGCGGCCGGGCTTGAGGGCGCACAAACCGGAGAAGCAGCAACAGAGGAAGCAGCAACAGAGGAAGCAGAAATCGAGGAAGCAGCAATCGAGGAGCATGTTATGCCTGAGTTGTGGAGCGTGATCTCGACATCGATATACAGTGATGGTTCGATTGAAATCAGGCGGCAGAGCGGTGATGAGTCCAAGGAAGTCCAGGCAGACGCTGGGGCTGAAATTGGCTCATTCAAGAATAAATTTGCGTTCGATTACTCGCACGAGGCCCCAGGCGTGCCAGATGCGCTGATAGGGATGGCAGGGGCTCAGGCTCCAGGCTATGATGCTATTCACGGGGAGAACTGGCTGCTGCCTTTGGGTTGGGTGCTTAAACGGGGGCTAGTCTCCGGGGAGATGTACCTGAGCGGATACGATGAGAACGGGACTATCATTTTTATGGTGTGTCCCTCTATTGCGAGCACTGACCGCTTCAACACCTACCGCCACGGCGACCCCAAGATCCTGCGCCCCGCCTCGACCTAGACGAGCCGGGATAATTCTCTACAGCCCGCTTGACACCCAGCTATAGTTTTTTGTAAAATAATGCGCGTGAGAGTAGACGTTGGGATTTTGAAGGGACACAGGGTCCGGGCCGGGATTACTCAAACAGAGATCGGGCTCGCTATTGGTAGAGACCCCAGCCAGATCAGCCGCGTGGAGAGCGGACGAACGGCCAGCCCCGGGACTATCAAGGCCATGGCTGAGTATCTGGGTATCGCCATTGAGCGAGTGATCCTTCTGGAGTAAAGGCATTGGCAGGCCCAATGCATTCATCGCCCTGACCAGGCAACCTATAAGGAGATCAAGAGAATGAAAACAGAAAATGACATACCTCGATTTCAGTCGATAGCCCTCCTAGCCCGATTCTGCATTGACCAACACCCGAGCCAGACAAAGGACCAGGTCGGCTTGATGCTCGATCTCGTCCAAGCGGATGCCGACTTGCGGGATCTTCTTGTGTCTCAGCCGGAGCTTGAAAAGATCTGCCGAGAAAAGATTTACGCGGTGATGTTGAAGGACAGGCAAGTTATTTGGTCCCAGCATTTCAACCGCCCAAACCCAGACCCTAACAGAACAGATCGGGGGCTGAGGCGTGCGGCGATCAGGACGCTTTACGAGTATCCCATGTTCGATGGGACGCGCTTGGGTGACTCGGACAGAAAGAAAAATTTAGCTCAGGCCGAAATCCATGCGAATCAAGAGCAGGCGAACGGCGCTAAACGTTTGTGGCACGAACTGATCGCAAAGGCTCTGGTTGGGAGGAAGACTGTCCGCGAGTGCCTAGATATTACAGAACTCGAAAAACTCCAAGAGGAGGTTCGGAATGCATAGCATGCATGGCCAGGCAGCAGGATCGGCCCTCCTAGAACGGGAAGTAGTTGTAACTGGAGTTGACACTGATTCATCTAGCGCCTGTCCTATGAATCCGGCTGAGCTCTTGGCCGAACTCCGAGAGATGAACCGCACCTACCGTGACAACCAGAATGCATGGCTCAGACTGAACAACCAGGAGCTGGCGATTGTGCGGCGAGAACTTGATTGCAGTAAAGGTGAGGCCGTGAAGATTTTAAAAGAGATCTTGAAGGGGGCCCCCAAGCCTGAAACTGTGTCTGTTGTTAGCTCCCTTACTATCGTTTCTCGGTGTCGACCTTTTGAGGCTGCTAAGGTTCCACTGCTCGTAGAACAGAAACGAGCCCGATCTTACCTGGAAAAGGAAATTCTCCGGCTGCCTGTTTCAATAATAGAATGGGTGCGGGGCACTAGAGGGCTCGGGCTGTTTATTTTTTCTCAGATCATCGCTGAGACCGGCGACCTGTCCGGATACAGCACTCCATCAAAGCTCTGGAAGCGGCTCGGCCTAGCAGTGATAGATGGAGAACGCCAGCGTAAACACCGCGACAAATTGAAGGCGCTAGAGAGCGGCTATTCGCCACGGCGTCGGGCACTCATGTGGAACGTGGGCGAGTGCTTAATCAAGCTAAATCGGGATGGCGCGTACAAAGCTGCCTATGATGCCCGTAAGACACATGAGCAACAGGTCAATGAGGCTGGCGGACACGAAAGAACTCCCATCCACATCCATCGGCGAGCCAAAAGGTTCATGGAGAAGCTCTTGTTGAAAGACTTGTGGGTTGTCTGGCGGGCGGCCTGGCCTGAACGTTCGTCTGTAGCAGGATCAACAACCCAGCAGGACCAGTAGGGAGGATGAACGCTAACCCAACAGCCTCATCGCGATGTGCCCAAAACACCGATATGCTCATCCTCCATATTGGCCCTGCTGGGATGGGAAGGCTCAGGCACCCAGATCCTGCTTATATCAACCACCAAGCACGTTGCTGCCTCTCCCATCCCAGCAGGATCAGTAGGGGGCTGAGCACTAACCAAAGGACATTGATGTACCCTGCGCACACGTATGAGGCTCAACCCCCTACTGATCCTGTTGGGATGGGAAGGGCGCAGGCACACCAAACTTCGGATTATAATAACCACGCGTCGAGTGTCGTGCTGCGCCCTTCCCATCCCAGCAGGATCAATATGGAGGATGAGCGCTTCACCACCTTTGGCACACCGGTCGAGATCGTCCGATTGTTCGGCGGCAAGGCGGCCTACCTAACTGCCATACGTGAGCTGGAAGGCCAGCTCTATCAAGAGGCGGCCTAATCCATGTCCAACATCTCCAACATCGTCAAGACCATCCAGGACATCATGCGCAAGGACGCCGGCACGTACGGCGACGCGCAGCGGCTTGAGCAACTCGGCTGGATGTTCTTCCTCAAGATTTTCGACGACCGCGAAAAGGAGATGGAACTTCTTCGCGACAACTACAAATCCCCGCTCCCGCAGCACCTTCGCTGGGCCACCTGGGCCACCGACGACGAAGGCATTACCGGCGATGCCCTACTCGACTTCGCGAACAACACCCTCCTACCCAAACTGAAGGCGCTGACCGGTGGCACGGACAAGATCGCAGTCCTCGTCCGCATGGTCTTCGAGGATGCCAACAACTACATGAAGAACGGCACGTTGATGCGGCAGGTCATCAACAAGATCAACGGCATCGACTTCAACGCTTCCGATGACCGCCACATGTTCGGCGACATCTACGAGAAGCTCCTCAAAGACCTCCAGTCCGCGGGCAACGCCGGCGAGTTCTACACCCCACGCGCCGTCACCCAGTTCATCGTCGAGCAGGCCAATCCCCGCCTCGGCGAGACCATCCTCGACCCCGCCTGCGGCACCGGAGGCTTCCTCGTCTGCACCATCGAGCAGCTGCGCAAGCAGGCGAAGACCGAGGCCGACGAGCGCACCATCCAGGACTGCTTCGCCGGCATTGAGAAGAAGCACCTGCCCCACGTCCTGTGCATGACCAATCTCCTCCTGCACGGCATCGACGTTCCCTCCAACGTCCGGCACGACAACACCCTCGCCCGCCCCCTGCGCGACTGGGGCCCGAAGGAGCGCGTGGACGTCATCGTCACCAACCCGCCCTTCGGCGGAATGGAGGAGGACGGGATTGAGTCGAACTTCCCCTCCGAGTTCCGGACCCGCGAGACCGCCGACCTCTTCCTCGTGCTCCTTATGAAGGTCCTCAAACCCGGCGGACGCGCCGGACTCGTGCTGCCCGACGGCACCCTCTTTGGAGAAGGCGTGAAGACGCGCATTAAGGAAGCCCTCCTTACCGAGTGCAACCTCCATACTATCGTTCGGTTGCCGAACGGCGTCTTCAATCCCTACACCGGCATCCGCACCAACCTCCTCTTCTTCACCAAGGGCGCGCCCACGCAGGAAGTCTGGTATTACGAGCACCCCTATCCGCCCGGCGCGAAGAGCTACAACAAAGGCAAACCGATCCGCATCGAGGAGTTCGAGGGCGAGCGCGCCTGGTGGGGCGATGAAAAGGACGGCTTCAAGTCCCGCGTGAAAAACGAGCAGGCCTGGCGCGTCTCCATCGACACGATCAAGGCCGGCAACTTCAACCTCGACCTCAAGAACCCGCACAACGCCGATACCGGCCCTGGTGACGTGGACCAGCTCCTCCCCGAATACGAGAAACTCCTCGCCCAGATCGCCGCCACTCGCGCCGCGTTGAAACGGGAGCTCCACGACGCCCTCACCGCCACCGCCGGGACTGCTGGATGAAGCCGGAAACGTTTTTTGAGAAGTTCGACCAGTTCGCCGACGCGCCCGATGCGGTGACGAAGATGCGCGAGCTAGTGCTGGAATTGGCGATCCAAGGAAGGCTGGCCGCACAAAACAGTGATGACAAACCCGCGCTCAACCAGCTTGAACGAATCGCGGCGAAGAAGGCGAAAGTAGGCAGAGTCGTCAGAGCGAAGTCAGGCAGAGCCGCTACCTCTGCCGTAGAAGAAACTGAAACGCATGTGCCTCATGGTTGGGCGAAATCCTGTCTAGCTGAACTTGTCACCGTGTTGAACGGCCGCGCATACTCGAAGGATGAGTTGCTTGCTGCCGGGACACCGGTTCTACGCGTCGGCAATCTCTTCACGTCAAACCATTGGTATTACTCCGATCTCGAATTGGGGCCCGCCAAGTATTGCGACACGGGAGACCTAATCTTCGCGTGGTCAGCCTCATTTGGGCCGTTCATCTGGCCGGGACCAAAAGCGATCTACCACTACCACATCTGGAAGCTGGAGCTGCACAGCGAAGCCGACTTAAACAAGGGCTATCTGTATTGGTTCCTTCAAAACAAGACGCAAGAGATTAAGCGCGCGGGTCACGGGGTCTCGATGCTCCACATGACCAAAGGGAAGATGGAGAAGCTGGAGGTGATGGTCCCACCCCTCGCCGAACAACGCCGGATCGTGGCGAAGGTGGATGAGTTGATGGCTTTGTGTGATCGGTTGGAGGCGCAGCAGCAGGAACGGGAGACGCGGCACGCCGCGCTCATCCGCGCGTCGCTGGCCCGCTTTGCCGAAGCGCCCACCCCGGCCAACCTCCCGTTCCTCTTCCACCCGTCCTACCCCATCCCCCCCGCCGACCTCCGCAAATCCATCCTCACCCTCGCCGTCCAAGGCAAACTCGTCCCCCAAGACCCAAACGACGAACCGTCAGTGAAACTACTTGCGCGGGTGGCAGCAGCGCTGCCAGATAAGAAGTCCGAGAATCCCTTTCTTCGGGAGATTGAGTCGTCAATCACAGACGAGTCTGAATACGAACTACCGCCCGGATGGACTTGGCTGCCCCTCGGGCACGTAGGAGTCTGGGCCACTGGTTGCGGCTTTCCAACGCAATACCAAGGAGAGACCGATAAGGAGTTTCTGTTCTGCAAGGTCAGCGACATGAACCTTCCCGGCAACGAAGTCGAAATCCACACAACGGTTCACTCTATCGACACCGATGTGATGAAGAAGATCAGAGCGCGTGCGAATCCCGTGGGCACGGTGATCTTCCCCAAGATTGGCGGAGCTATCGCGACGCACAAACGTCGGCTCGTGATTAAACCGACAATCATCGACAACAACTGTTCCGGTATTCGGCCAATCGGACTCACGGATGACCGATGGCTGTTGTTGTTCATGCGCAACCTAGACCTCACCAGGTATCAGTCCGGCACATCGGTGCCTGCGGTCAGCCAAGGTGCACTCGACCCCATTCGCATTGGCCTACCACCCCTCGCCGAGCAGAAGCGGATCGTGGCCAAAGTGGACCAACTGATAGCCTTGGTGGACGAGTTGGAAACGCAGCTCGCCGCCTCCTGCGCCACCGCCGCGAACCTCCTCTCCGCACTCGTCGCCGAACTCATGACTGTTATAAAACCTGAGGTCGAATGATACTGCCTCTCCCATTCCAGCAGGGTCAGTAGGGGCTGAGCACTAACCCACAACGGGCCATCGATGTACACAGAGCTTGTCTTTACTATGCTCAGCCCCTACTGATCCTTCGGGATGGAAGGCACTAGCCCATGTTTGCATTAAATCAACCATTTGCTGTATATGCGGTTACCTTCAATCCCGCAGGATCAGTAGGGGCTGAGCGCTAACCCATTTGATTAGTGATGCACTCAACAGCGCGTTTTACTATGCTCAGCCCCCTACTGCTCCTGCTGGATGGAAGGCACTAGCCCATTGTTTGCTTTAAATCAACCAGGAGGCCAATTGCTGTATATGCGGTTACCTTCAATCCCAGCAGGATCAGTAGGGGGCTGAGCACTAACCCATGAGCGAATTACATGTACCCAATCAATTCCTACTCAGCCCCCTACTGATCTTTCGGGATGGAAGGCACTAGCCCATGGTGCGAGTTTAAATCAACCCCCGAGATGCCTTATTCGGTGTCCTTCCATCCCAGCAGGATCAGTAGGGGGCTGAGCACTAAACCATCGACACTTTGCTATAGCCATATGAATCGTCTAAGGCTCAGCCTCCTACTGATCCTGAGAGATGGAACAGCGGGGAAGTTTAATCCTTGGTACTAAGTGGCCCGAACACGAATCAGCACAGTGGTCTCGATTATGGCCATGAAAGCGGCCACCTTTTGAGCCACAGCGGGGACGCAAAACCAGGGCTTATGGTTGCCATGGTGCCGTCTCAACTAATCCTTTAGGGCACGCGGTAAACTGTTGACGAGAAAGAACTTGCAGGGGTGGGGGGGCTCTAATCTCTGAGCGCATTTTCGCTGCGGATCATAGATTCGACTTTCTCTCTCTCTCCTAGGTTGGGGGTCCACTAAAAGGTAATAGATAAAACTACATACTAGGCAGATAGTTGACTAAAAGGTATCAAAAAAGGAAGGGTAAAAGCATGGGGAACGCGAAGAAACCGACCAGGCTCAAGATTTTGCAGGGTAACCCTGGGCACCAAAAGCTGAGACCGCAGCAGGAGCCGCACTACAAGGGGCCGGTTAAGGGGGCTTACAAGGTTCCTGCGGGGCTCAGCCATAAAGCCGGCAACGAGTGGCGGCGTGTAGTGAAGGAACTGGGGCGGCTGGGTCTGTATCAGATCGTGGATAGAGCGGCCTTGTGTGCGTACTGTGAGGCGTGGTCGACAATGCTAGAGTGCCAGGAGGTCATCAACAAGCAGGGCCTGACGTATAAGGTCCGCAACTCAGGCGGGACTTTCATCAATGAGAGGCCCGAGGTAAAAATACGAAATGCTGCCTGGCAGCAGGTCCGCTATTTGTCGGCAGAGTTCGGGTTTACCCCGTCAAGCCGTAGCAAGATCGAAATGCCGCAGGCAGAGCCGGCTGTAGATTCGCTCCAGGCCGCGTTGAACAAACCCCGGGAGATCCAGATAAAATGATTGCCATTCCACCTGATACCGCTAAGAGAACGCCGAGGAGATTGTGGGCATGGGGTCAAATCAGCGCTTTGGAGAGAAGGATGATCCATGGGCTCCCATAACAATCTTGCCCGGCGCTCTCTTAGCGGTGGTGCTTCATTAGGCGATACTCCCACAAACCGGATGTAGGCTGGTCCCTTCGCCGCTTTTCTATGATAAAAGCACCGAACCGGGCTTTGCGCAGATGCCGTATCTGAGCCGAAATGGACGGTTGAGGGTCATGCGTAACGGCTTCTAGTTCGCTAAGCGTCATCCAGCCGCCATTGAAAAGAGCGTCATATACACGCCGGATTTGGTGGTTCAGGCGGACCTGATCCAGCTCCCGATCATAGGCTGGGCCGTCAAAGCTGTGCAACCGCTCGGGTGCCCATGTGGTGCCGTAGGTCATGCGGAAAAGGTTTTTTTGATTGGGCATTTACAACTCCTTGAGCTGCTGCTGGACGCGGCTTGTCCCCTGTTGGAATCGGTCCAGCCTTGGTTTAGGATAGTCCAACCTTCTCAAACCCAACACAACTGCCTCTTTTTGTCCTAACCTGTTTAACGCTCTCCAGTATAGGTGTTTGCCTGAATCATAATGTGGTCTAACTTCCATCCCCAATTTTTCAGATAATTTTTTGGGGCTACGAGTTCCCCATTTACTATTACAGGATCTACCGGGATGGAACACCCCATCTATCAACACACCATCCATCGAAGCCTCTCTTTTCCCGTGATATGACCACGAAGACGCCTGATATATTCCTCCATGATGACCTTGCGTTTGATCAGCAAACGAAACCAATAGATTGATTTCAGATTTGGCTATTCTGCATGCTTCCGCAATCAAACCACTTAAAGGAATTTCGCAGTCTTCAGTTCTTACCAAGCGGCTCAATTCCCATACGTTAACGCTCCACCTGGTCGGGGGTATTGAAAAGAAACAGGCCGCCATAGCTGGCCCACTATCATTAAATAGCCCTCCCTCCCTATGCCAAGTGATTATTTTTTGAATATTGGCTGGAAGTCGTCTGCTGTAATGATAATCCAGCACCAGCTTATAGCTGTCCACTTTATTCCCTATATGTGTGTTGTGCATTTAGGCATCCTTAAGTTTGCGCTGGACTCGGCTAGTGCGCATGGCACTGATGTGGTGGTATGCGCGGTCACAACCGACGCCGAGCCGGTTGTGCCGAATGGCGACCCGGACGACGGTACCGGAGCCGACGAAGGGATCAAGGGCGACGTCGCCGACGGCTGAGCCGGCCAGGATGCAGGGCTCAACCAGCTTCTCGGGGAAGGTGGCGAAGTGGGATTCTTTGATGGGCTGGGTCGGGATGGTCCAGACGGAGCGCTTGTTGCGGTATCTGGGTTTGATTGACGCTACTCCACCACTAGGGGTTGAACCTGACGTAGAACCCTGATCATCTGTATATCTAGGGCGTCCTGTACCCGATAATAGCAGCTTCAATTTATCCTCAGGTGTTACGCTTTTCTCAAACACAGCTTCTGCGTCGTAGAAGTACCGGGGCGACTTACTCAGCAGAAAGAGCTGCTCATGGGCGCGTGTAGGCCGATCCTTGCAGGACTCGGGCATGGGATTCGGTTTGTGCCATATGATCTCTTGGCGCAGGTACCACCCGTCGGCCTGAAGGGCAAACGCCACCCGCCAGGGCAGGCCGAGTAGATTCTTGGGTGGAACGGGGCTTTTGGCTCGCTTTGTGTTGCGGTTCAAATGGTCTACTTTTATGATCCCGTTTGCATTTGAATCAAACCCTGACCCTTGGTTAGAGTTGTAGCAATCCCCTAGATTTACCCATATCGTCCCGTCATCTCGCAGCACCCGCCATACCTCGCGGAAAACATCCACGATAGAAGCAACCCACTCATCGGGCGTAGACTCCAGCCCGATCCCTTCGTCCCCTAGTCCATAATCCCGGAGCCCCCAGTAAGGAGGCGAGGTGATCACACACTGGACCGACTTATTCCCAAGCGGGATAGCCCGAGCATCGCTCTGAATCAACATGGGGCCTCGCTAAGCGGCTGCATAGATCCGCTCGTGGGGCGTGCTGGGGGTGGCTTCATTGAGCAGCCAACACAGGGGCAGCCCCGGGGATGGTCTGCGCAATCTGGGTCTGGCATGTACAGCGAACGCGTAGGCGTGCCACTCCAGTTAACGTCCAGCCGTTCGACGATCAATGAGCCCCAGCACCTCGTGGAGTAATCGCAGTAGATGCACTGCCAGGGGAGCCTGAAATGATTTGCCTTGGGAGATCCTATTTCTCGTTTTGCAGTTTTTCGCCGGTAGAGCGATGGGACCGGCACGAGCTGGACCCTATCGGGGAGCTGTCGTGGAGCCATATCAGCCGGAAGGTTCGCGTTATGTAGGTGTTGTTCTAAACGCTCGGGGAAGGAGGCGTCCCTCCGCAACCATTGTCCATAAAGCGCTTGGGAGTTCTTGCACTCGGCCAAGAAATATCCGTAATTTACGCCTTGCGCCATCATGTAGCCCTGGCATTGCCACCAGTACGGGTCGTCTTGAGACAACCCTTCCTTGCACCACCGAGAAAAAGCGAAGCTGTTTGATGATTTGACTTCGAGGATCGCGCGCCCTGACCACTCGTTCCCGTTAAAATATTCTAGCGACCCGTCCGCGTGGCCGTTGATTTCGAGGGAGCCCAGCTGGATAGATGAAGCCCGCTGGGGATTCCACTCGCTCAACCGCCACGGGAGACCGGACGAGTGGAGGGCATCCTCTAAAATCGCGCACATCCACCACTCAGCCATTGAACCATGTGCGAACACCCGTTTGGACCTAGCGTCGAGCGTTCGTTCCACAGGGGCGCTCTCACGTCGATACGCAAGCTTTTTAGCGCACGAGCCAAGCTGAGATACCGATACCCATCGGCGTTTCGGTTCCCAGCCTTCGAGCTGCTGCCGCAGCTTGGATGACACCGGCTCAGCAGAAACCGCCCGATAGATTGGGCGGGGGTTATTCAGACGCCAATCCAGCAAGGCTTTCAGGTCGGGCAGCTCCATCTGATCATCGGGCTGGAGTGTCATCAACTCGAATCCTTTTGAGGGATGGTGCCCTTCTCCATTAGCATCGCGGGCCACAGGCCGAGGAGACCCGTATCCCACCATTCAGGCTTGCCCGGGATGATCGCGTGATCGAGCAAGAGCTGTATCCGCCTCCGCTCCAAGACAAGCATGCTCTCCAGCTCAGGAGAAGCTTTGTTGCCGGAACCGACCCCTACAGGCCCTTTCAACAGCCACTTGTTGACCCTGCTGGCCCAATATCGGACCGGTTTAGAACCGATCTGCCTCTGGTCGAACTCATCTGTAGACGCCAGGAACCTGTCCCACCCTGCGGAAAGATCCGAGAGAGGAATATCAACACTGGCTAACATTTTCTTCAGAGCCCGACCGTCCGAGGCGTCGAAGCAGGGCGCTAGCTTGAGTCCGGTCGCCGTCTCATAGCTGCTGAAAAGCTGCTCTACTAGCCGCTTGAAGCGGGGATCTACTGCCGGTTTCTTCACAGGACTAAAAGGGGACGTCATCGTCAAACGGCGGATCGCTGCTTATGGTATTCATAGTATTAGAGGAACCGTTTATTATTTCATCTAAGTCTGACAGCTTTTTCCTGATTGCTTCCAGCAGCTCTTCTGCTGTTCCTGGCCTGGTAGATGCGGCGCTCTTGAGTGCGGACCGGGTAGCCACCAGAAGCGCTTCCCCTTCCGAGTCGCCTGGACCAAGACCGTGCTTGAGCGCGAGCCCTGCCTCCATGAGTTCTCTGATCTGATCCTTTGACAGCCCCATGGTTGGGGGTGGAGCCGGTGAAGCAGGGACACTCAGACGCACCCTAATCGCTAGCGTGGTCTGACCCTTGAAATCCACTTCGGTCGCAAACAGCGTGATCTGGTTTCCTGCCCATGCATCGGTATCCTGCCCATGCAGAGCACTGATGGTGTTGGCATTGGTACGGTTGATCACAAGCCCCTTCTTTGTTTCCAGGAAGTAGGCGACCGGCTTAAGCTGCTCGCCGAGATCTTCCTGCAAGACAGTTTTGATGGTAAGCGTCAGGTTGCCATCCAGTTCAGCGGCTTTCAAAAACTTGCTGGGGAACATATCAGCCATCTTCATCGTGTACTCCTATAGGTTGTGGGTGTCAGTACATAATACAGGGACTCAGTCCGAGTATAGAAACAGTGCCCGCACTCGTCGGGCCGTGCCAGCAGAGGATAGTTGCTCTGGTGGGACATGCTCACAGGGTTGCCGCAGTTCCGGCAGGGCGCTCGATGCCCAGAGCCTCCGCACTCGTAGCACGTGCGGTGATCGTGTTTTTCGTCCGAGTAAGTCTGGACCCGGCCGCAGCCGTTGCAAGTCGGGCAGGTCCGGCGTTGCAACTTTCGGTTCCTGCTTGGTGTTCGTTCCATGTCATCTCCTTTTCTGTAGGGAACGGCTAACCCGGTCAATCTCTTGAAGGCCGTCCCATGCGAGCTGATTCAATTCGCCGACGTCAAGTGCGCTATTCTCCGCCTCTGTTTGTTCAACAAGGATCTTGATTCTAGAAACAAAGTTACACGTGAGCTGTCGCAACTCTATCAGCTGCGTATCCAAGCACATCTGCGCCGCAATCATAAAACTTTCAATTAGATCGGCTCCTTGCTGTAGCTCGCCAGCCGTGGTGGCTGTGGCAATTCCCCGTTCCTTTGACGCCCTGGCAAGGTGGAATTCAATCGATTCCGGACGGCGTTTCAACTTACTTAAAACCTCTTCGATTGATTTCTCAATTTCTCTCGTGCTCATGATTGCTCCTTCTCCTTTGCGGTTGCGGTTCGTGCTCATGATTGCTCCTTCTCCTTTGCGGTTGCGGTTCGTTGTTTCGATCACAAGAACCATTATATCCCAAGAATATCCCACGTGTCAACCCTCTGGGGACATTTATTTGTTTTTTGAACCATTATGGGGTAGAATCGCTCATTATGGTCAAGAAAACACCGCGGCTCTACAACCCCAAGCCGCTACAGGATTCTAGGATGTGGATACATGGCTGGTCGCAGAAAGAGCTTGCCCAGAGGGCCGGCATCAACCGAAGGACGGTCTGGAAAGTCGAAGCCGGAACAGCCGGATTCTCAAGTGTCTCGAAATGCCGGCTGGTTCTCGGAGTGGCTCCCCACGAGCTGAGGCCGGTTGATCAGGACTGAG